CAGGGATACCAGCACCCTTATAAATACCAGCCTTAATCACGTCCATTTTAACTCCTGCTTCCTCATAGGCAGCAGACTCGTCTGGGTATGCAATATAGACGCCGATGGAACCAACCGTGGACGAAGGAGTCGCGTAAAAAGCCTTGGCCTGAGATCCAAGCCAGTAGGCTGCTGAGCAGGCTTCGTTATCCGTGAAGGCAATTGTGTTTTTTGCGCACGATTTAATGCGGTTTGCCAATTCGGGGACGCCGACCGAGCAGCCTCCGGGACTATCAATTTCAAAAACAATAGTTGTAATGGTGCTGTCCTTGACGGCGTCTTCTAACATTTCCTCGACGTCTTCAATGTCGCAGCAACCGCACATCTTTTCTAAATCAGACAAGTTTTTGCCAATAACTCCGTGAATAGGAATAAAAGCAAATGGGGGGAACTTTTCATAAACTTTCACTTCCCCAAACATGGCTTGCAGCATTTCGCCCATGTCGCTGACTTTTGCTCCAGAGGCAAAAGGTGGCACAGCTGTTAACCGTTGCAGGAAAGAAACAGCCTTTGCAGGTTGAATAAGCAAAGGACGATTGCTTTGTAAGTCTTTAAGTAGCGTTTTCATTTATAGTTTAAGAAAGGGGTTTGAAACCGTCAGAGTCAGAAGCCTTATCTTCTTCCCCTTCGGGTTCGGGTTGGTCGTCTCCGTCAATGTCAGGAATAGGAGCGTTCTGAGGCATGAACAAACGCCATGGCTCAACGCCCTCTTCCTTACAGCGTGTCTTGATGTATTTCTGCTCCCAGAGTCGGCGTTCAGTTTCGTCTATGAAGTCCATCCCTTGCTCGGCGTAGTGATCGCTAAACGTCTTTAGGCCGGCTTGCACGTCTCGCAAATTGGCAGCAGCGTCTCGGCCTGCGTCCACCGTCACCTTGCGTGGAGTGACCCAATTGACTTTGTGGAAATTATCGTTTGGAGGCAGGTCGCCATTTGTGATGGCTTTAGAAATTACATACGCCCATGTCGGATTGCACAGCTTGTCAATCAGGACTCGCTGACGAGCCTCAAACATACGCTGGGCTTTTGCAGCCACTAGACGAATTCCAGAAGAACCAGCCTTTGAAGGATCTACGCAAAACTCATAAGGCAGGACGCCTCCGACAGAGTCGCGATTCATGGACTCAATAAAAGTCTGAAAGTTCTCGTTTGCTCGGGTTGAAGTATGAGACTCTAACTTTTCGCCGGGTGCTAAAGCCAGAATTTTACCGCCGACAAAAGAACCCACTTCGTTCGGGTTCTGATAAACTTGATTGGGGTAATCTTGGGGCTTCATCCCAAAACTTTCGAAGTCGCTAATGTCGCCGGCAAATTGTCCCGACTCTTTTGTAATCGTGCGCACGATGTCAGCGTTTGCTTTCACAGCTTCTTTCTCGAGTGACAACATTTCGAGTATATCTACGATGTTGTTGATACTGTGCTGTAAAGGGGAATAGGCACGTGCCCCAGTCACATTCTCAGGGTGATGAATGTGCATCATGGCAGTCGCTGGAACTAGACGAGTGTCGCCGTCAGATTTAATCACATTATAACCCACAACAGTCCCAAATTTATTAAACATAATACCATCATACAGGCCTTCTGGAACATTCCCCGAATAGTTAGTGGTGCCAATTCGGTGCGACTCAATCAATTGAAGCAGGCAGTCGCCGTTTGTATTATAAGTTTTCAGCGTAAAGATTTCTCCGTCCACGTCCACTTTTCGTGAAGCAATTTGTTGCACTTCCCAGAAGTTATACCGTCCAGTGATCTCACAAGGCCGGGAAGCCCAATTGAGGAACCAATTGTAAGCCAATTTATCCCATGAAGGGTCTCCACTGGAAGGCTGGGCTTTTAATCCGTCAGGACCGACTGAATAAAGAGCCATGTCCGAAACCATTTGTCGAACAAGGCCACTGTTCACTTCCAACCACCGCATCTTACGCGTCAATTCCTGACGGTCGTAAGTGGACATTACTTTTTTAAAGTCCGCAGGGTATGGGGTGTTAATCCACTGACGTTTGTTGCTAAACTTAGCACCCTCGAATTGGCTGAAGATTCCGGAACCTCCGTAGCCATTTCCACTGTTAGCCTGGGGTTTCAACCGACCAGTTGAACCCACAGGTTTGCTTTTTTTACTTTTAGGAATTCGAGCCATGGAAGGTCAGGGAAAGTCTAAAATTACAGCCCACGAAAATTCCAGAGCCCGTTATAAACGCGCACCGTATCACGGACGCCGTATTGATTTGGGTCTAAAATTTGCAAAGCGTAGCGACATTCCACGAGAACAGTCTGGACGTCCATGGGGAACTGTTTGTTCACTTGAGTTCCGCTGTCCGTATAACTCATCATGACTTTACCGCTGACAACGAGAGCAGCAGCGGTGTCCCTGATCTGCTCAACAGTAGATTGCGGAAGGGTAAGAAAACAACCAGTAGGCCTAATGGTCATAAAATTGCGACAAAGTCAAAGGGGCGACCAACTCCAGGCTTAATGGAGTTGGCCGCTGCCTTCCTGCCCACCTTATGCCCAAAATAAACAGGACGCTTGGTCAATCTAGGACGCTGAGTCGGTCTGTCAAGTTGAAGTGCCTTCTTCCTGCTCGGCCTGCTCAACTTCCGTCCTGCCTGTGAGCCTCCACGCCATGGCAGGCAATACTCCTATAACTTCGCAGTCCCAGAAGTGATTTGCTCGGTCATTTATCTGCTCCCAAATAGGCTTACCCCCAGAAGATAACGTGCGCCGTTCCGATTGCATTTGAACGACATACTCTTCGGGAACGTCTGAAGCCCGCGTATGCTTCCCTTTCCTTATAAGGCTTGCTAGCATGTCCTTCAACCGAAGGTTGGAGAAGTAAAAGACTTTGACTCGTTTTTGTCCTGTCGTCTCCATTTGAGGGGAAGAATAGGGACGGTATTCCGTTTTACTTTGCCCATTTGGAAGACGTATCTTCCATGGGAATTCATTGCGTTGGTCGCCCCGGGTTGCGTTCCAGCCCCTCGATCCACAAGCAGAAAGAACTTCGTCTTTTTGGTCGCCGCAATCCACAAAGACGTTGGCTGCGTGGACTTCATGCTTTGCTTGAATGTCGCTCAATTCAGCCCATGCAAAGCAATAACCGCAGGCCACGAGTCGCGACTTTCCTTCGCCGTTCCACGCCCTAACTATCCAGTAAAAACCACGTTTCTGGACGTCCACAGCCATAAACCTAAACCGCACAAAATCTGGGGCTTGCCGGGCTTCGCTAGGAAGAAGCCTACCAGCCATAGGCCGGCCTTTAATGAACCCCCCTTCTTCATTCCACTCTTCCCTCATCTTATATTCCCCAGTCGTTGCCTCTATCATGATTTCTGTGGCCTTCTCCTGATAGGGGTTTGCCAACCTCTTTTGAATAAAGATACGCATTGGTTCTTCATCCCCGAATTCGTCCAAAGCCTGCACAGCTTTAAGCCACATGACGCCTAATTCGCCCCAAGACATTGTAGCAATTGAATTCCAGACAAGCCCAATACGTCCCCGAGTGTCCTTGGGAACTCTAGAGACGAACTCACCTTGGGCGTTTGCTTCTGCTCGAATAGCGTTTGAATCATCCCAGAGTGCGTTGCAATTTACGCACTTATATTTCGTTCCGTCGCGCACTTTTTCAAGGTTCCAAACACCGTTGACTTTTGCCTCATTTGGAAACTTTACAGATTCCCAGTCCCAGCGTTGCAAATGATTGCATTGAGGACAGCGACAAGCCCAGTCACGTATATCTGTCTGAGAAAGCAGTTGATGAAACTCTTGCTGATCTCGACCACCTTGAGACATGAAGATACACTTTCCCATCCACCCAAAGGCAGTGACCCGAGCTGTGACTTCTGCTAAATGGCCTTGTGGAGCCAGCCAGCACTCGTCTGCTATGACATATCGCAGGGAAAGTCGCTGAAGGTTCGACTCGTTCCAAATTCCGCGACAATAAATTGTCATACGCTCGAAGTCAGCAGTGGTGCTACGCTCCATGTCTTCGCCACGGAACTTTGCTTTTACAGGTGGGCAGTTATTCCAAACAGGTCGCAAGTATCGAATAGCAAAGTCCTTTGCTTCGTCGTCTTTGGACTGCAGGATCATCATTGGGCCGGGCTGATTGACGATTGCCCAGCAACTGAACAAACGTGCGAACAAACTTTTGCCACTTTGAATAGAAGCCAAGATAACCAACAATTTAGTTTCTGGGTCTGTCGCAATTCGCAACGCTGCTGCAAGCCATGGGGTTCGCTCCGACCTGAACGCTCCAGGCATTGGTGAGTCTGGAATGGCGTGAACGTTTGCTTCCAGCC